CGAGCAGTTCTGCAACTGCCGCCTGAGCCTCATAAGCCTCTTCACGATTATTAGATCCCATTGCCCTGATAAGAGCTAACTGATCTTCAGTTCTTTTGATTGTGATTTTCATGATCGTAAAATATTAGCAGCGAAGTTTAAGAATTGCATATGCACCCTCGAAAGCATCTGTAGTGCTTACGGAGTCCCTATGTCCTGTTGCGATAAAGCTTCCAATGTTGTGAGCGTGATGCTCAGCATGTTTGGCAGGAGTAGCACTAGAAATACCAGTGATGGTTCCATTCTTAGAAGGTAACGCATAATCGTTAACCGAAGGAACAACTCCGTTTGTAAGCCCTTTAGTGTTAATGGTGAACAAGCCTCTCGTAGCGATAGGAACAGCTTCACCAGAAACAACGCACTGAAGTTCTTCTTTTTTCTGCGGATAGTAAAGAAGGTTTTCTCCATTTTCATCCTTGTTACGAACATCTCGTAAAAGGATTCCCAACGCTTTGACACCTGCACCAGTATCGCTACACTTGGTGACCTTGTAAGGCACTTCAGGGTAGAGAGACAGGCCATGTCCCAAAGTTGATTGATACGAGTCGGAATCGCCCCGCTCAACATACTTGACAGGCTCATCTTGAAGGTTAGCAGAGCTTACCTTCACGACAGAACCCGCCTCACCCGTTTCGTCATCGAGAGAATAGAAGTTAATAACATCATTCTCATCGTATTGACGGAAGGGCAATAAACGTGTAATTTCGTTAGCCATAATTAGTTAGTGTTAATTGAATTTAAGATACTTCGATTGAAGTGAAGTTCTTCTTGAGTCTTTCGACCAAAGAAAGTTTTTCGCTAGCTTCTGCGTTATTGTTTGGAATAGAAGCGTCAGACTCCTCGTCTTTTTCTTCTACTTCAAGCTCATCTTCAGAATCATCTTCTCCCTCAGGAGCCTCTTCCTCAGGATCTTCGTCACCTTCTTCGCGACTAGCAACAGCCTCGTCAATACGAGCTTTTATTTCAGCTTCCTGAGCTTCGATATTCTTTTTGAGTTTATGAGCAAAAATAACCTCAAGCTTTTCTTTATAATTATTAAAATCTTCTTCTGAAGAACCAAGCTCTTTAACTTCAGCGGTGACAAGAGCTAATTCCTTTTCATTAAGGTCGTAGTCACTGTCAATGAAGTTCATGCGGTCATTGAAGAGATCAACCGCAGCTTTCGCTTCGACATCATTCTTGAGTGTGGTCAGTTCTTCTTGCGTCTGCTTAAAGGAGTCTTGCAACTCCGCAAGCTCAGCTTCGGCCTTTGCCTTAGCTTCCTGTTCAACTTGAATCTTAGAATTCCAAGATTCGTTGTGTTCCATAAGCGAGTCACGAATGGTCTCGCTTAAAGTTTTAGCTTCAGAGTCCTCCCTCACAGCGGAAGCAACACTCTTAGTTAACTTTGTAATAAGTTCGTCGAATTGTTCTTTATCCATATTAAAAATGTTTTTTAATTTGTCAGACTTTACATTAATATTAGTGTTTCGGGAAATTTTTTCTATTTTTTTATCTTCTTGCTCTTCTTTAGATAGATAAACTCCCCTTACAGCAGCAGCAGGGTTTCTTGTTAATGCTGCTCCTAATGGGTATGTCTGACCAACAATTAATCTGTTAACAAGGTTGCCTTTTTCATCTTTTCCTTTGCCTCCCAACCCCTTGATATATTGCTTTAATCCCTCCTTTTCGGCACCTTCAGCAATAGTCGAATCTTTTAAATAGTTAGATCCGACAGCAACTTCAAACTCTTTGAAGGCTAACTCCCAGCTTGTAGAAATACTTTGATAAGATTCTTCATCTTCTTCAGAAGCAGTCGTAATAGCTTCAGCTAACTGTGGGTATATAGATTTGTATATTAACCCTGCCGCATTAATGTAAAACGGTTCTTTTTTGTCGGCGTAAGATTCAATATCGTTGTTTTTAAAGTCAAACTCTCTATCTGAGAAGGACGCATTGATCATGTGACCAACTATTTTATCTTTTTTGTGTTCGATGTTAATCGGCTTATTGATAAATCGTTTTACGGCAGCAATTGCAGTTTTTGCATCAATACCGTCTCCGTTTTTATTGAATTCATTAACCTTCGCTAAATTAAAAACAACAGGCAATACGTCGATATTTTCTTCAGGGTCAAAATCATCAGGCAACAGTGATTCTGCCGCCTCTTGTATGGCACCTTGGGACAGACCAAAAAGTTCAAACTCCTCGTCTTTTATCTCTCTTACCTTACCTTCAAATAGACAAATGTTAAAATCATCCAATGACATATTTTTTATTACACAGAAATTTGCGTTGAATGATATAAAATCGCAGAAGATAAATCATCTAATTGGTGTTGAGAGCCAAGTTCTAATACTTTTTCATGAACATTTAACCCAGTTAACTTATCTAAATCGCCTACTACTTCTGCTAAAGTTGTCTCCCACTCTGAAGAGTCTTTAGCTATTACAATGGACTCGCAAACTTGAGTTACCATTTCTTTTTTCTGTTTAGACATTCTTTTTATTCCAAACTTACTTGCGAATTCCCTAAAAGCTAAAAGCTCAAATTCATTTAATCTTTTAGTTGCCTCTACAATATTTTTCTTTGAGAAAGATTTAGAATTAGAGACTCCTAAAGGTCTGCCTCCAGATGGGGACACAGGTGGCGTTTCGGGCTTTTGAGCGTCTTTAGGCTCTGGGTCGCCGCCTTCTCCTCCTTCATCATAAAGATTAATTGTGTTAACTAATGGCATATAGTGACCCTGCTCCCTGTCATCTTTAAACCTGTCTTGTGCAGTTCTCATATCTTTAGGCTCTGGGAAAGCTCCTGTATGAACAACCTGCATACCCTGCTCAGGAGTGAGAACACCCAACTCCATTAACCTAGTAGCTAGCTTGGCTAAATTGTTGTCATCCATCGTATCAGTTTTTGAAAACTTAGCCTCTGGCCAAGAACGAAGACCAGCAGCCTTACAAATTCTTCTGATCTCGGGGTTAATAAAATCATTTAAAAATGTTCTCCTTGATTCTTCAAGTCTTTGGAAAAACACTTTCATTTTAATTTGAGTATCAGAATACTTAGAGTCACCAATCAAAACATTCTGTAATCCATTTTCTATGTCTTTATTAATGACTTCATATTTTTCTGGACCTACTACTTTTCTAATATCTGGAATAATGAAATCAGCTTTAGTCGTGTAGTCTGAAACTAAAACTCGCCCAACACTCTGGTTCTTAAAGATTTGTTGCATTGCGGCTAAGTTTTTATGATTTATACCACCCTTATCTGGGTCGTTACCCATTGTTACAAGTAAAACAACATTTTCAATTGAGCGGCTAATAGCTTGATCAATATTCTTAAGTTCTATTTTTCTATTTAGGTCATCTAAAACAGAATAACCTACAGGGACAGCTAATGGCTCGTAATCTTGCTTCTTAGAAAACACCACATGCAATAATTCAGGATCTAATTTAATCTGAACTCTTGACATAGCATATGCGTTTTTACCGCTCTTTAGAGCTAATTGCACATTTTCTGGAAGAGATTCAAACATTTCCACCTCATGCTCTGTGGTGGGCTTTTGTAATCTAGATATCTCAAAGGGAGATAAGACTTTGAAATATTCATACCCACTAAAGGAGATAGATCCCTTGGTGGCAATATCACTTGGGTTAATTAGTAAATATTTAATTGGTATTTCTTTCCTAGCACTAGCACCATAAGCCTCAAGCATTTTTTGAGAGTTCTTTAGTGGAATCCTACCATCAACCCTATAAAAGAAAACATTGCCAGACCTATAATACTCTCTAAAGTATTGTGATTTTAAATCATGAATCTTAATACGCTTAAACCAAGCTTCGATAAATTTTCTTGATTTATCACTGCCACCCTCGACATATAGGTCAGAATCTGCGAATTCAGATAGTAGATCTATAGTTCCTCGAAAAACTGAAATATTAAAATAAGCTTTTTGACAAAGCTCAATAGCCTCTTTGACATCAGCAGAATCTTTTTCGTAATTAAATGGTAATACTCCGTCTTTAATATTTTCAAACTTGCCAGCTAAACCTGTAGCCGCCCTGTTAGTTCTAGCGGCGGTCCTCGCTGTAGGATTATTAAGACGAGAAGCCTCACTGGAATTAAAAATAGGTTCACCAATTAACTCAGGAATAAAGCCTTCTGCGCTGGGGTTTAATAAATTCTCTATGGGAGTTTCTGATTTTTTGAACTTCTCCCAATATTCTGATCGTTTGGTATATTTCCGAGGCATATCAAAGTTTACACTAAAGTTATAAAAGTTACTTTGAAACTTTTCAAATTGCAAAAGGAATAAATGTTCCTTGAGGTTTTTTCTCTACAGACGCATTTTCTGCATCAAAGAATACTTTCGCGAACCAATTACCTAAAACCAAAGCAGAATATGAGTCTTTCCTAGCTCTGTTTGGACCTTTTTGCCTTCTTAGGTTTTGCGGTAAGTTAAATGATTGAGAACCTTGAGGGTTAGCTACCACCTCAATGTTAGCACATTCAGACTTTGTAAGTTCAACCACATACTTTTGATGATCAATTAAGTCGATCATCATTGCACCCTTAGAAGCCTTTGGTGCTTTTACATCCCATTTTAGTCTATCTATAGGTATGTTCTTTTTCCTTTGCGCGTCAAAGTGAGCGTCTACCGCTCTAGAAGCAAATAAAATTCTTTTATGGTCTATAGCAGCTTGCAACATCTCATTTGCATTTCTAATCCAATTCGAAGTAGGTTTTCTTAGTATACAGTATTTTCTATCTTTTAAGTTGTATTGATTTTTAAAATTTAAAATATCAGAGTGCCAGTTTTCTGGTTTTTCTAAGTCTACCTCAATAACACCAATTTTTATTTTATTGTCTTTGAATAAAGCACTTTCGTTACATGAGTTTATAAACTGAACCCCTCCATTGTAGTCACCGCAGATACCAATAATATTAAAGTGTTGTATTAAGTATAGGAAATATTCCATATGCTCTTTTAGAGAAACGCCAGCTATAGCGTAGCTGTGAACTAAGCAAACCTTTTGTGTGTCTCTATCTATTTTAAACACATGCATGGCAAAATGGTCAGCACTTGTATTCCCAGCCCAGTTAGGGTCAAAAGATAATAAATACTCATCACTAGGATTACCCACAACTTCAACAGCGGGAGATTCTCCGTCAGGTATAGTGCAAGCAGCCATTTTAGATAATCTAAAGTATCCATCACTCTCATCTATGAATTGTGCTCCAAACTCTCTCTTGAACTGCATCTCACTCATAGTTGCCTTAGCTTGTTTAAGCAGGTTTTGATCATACAGTCTTGATGGGGCGCAATCGTAGCTTAATTGCATAATTAGCCTATAAGCATCATCTTTAAAATCGTCCTCATCATCGCCTTCTTTTATCGACTGTCCGTGTATTAAGTCTTCATATTTTTTATAAAGCTTATACATATACTCAAACTTAAATGATGGAGATGAAAGAATAATGAGTTTGTTATTCGGCCAGATATACCTCTCCTCTTCTGTCATCTCGCCTTTGTCGATTAGTCGGGATTCTAGATTGTATAATTCCTCCCTTTCCGTGGGGTTTTCGACAACCCCCAAAAATGGAATAATAACTTCATTAAATATCTTTTCAGGAATAGTTAAAAACTCATCCAGCACAATCCTATTAAATCGAAATCCACGAAGTCTTTCACCATTAGCTAACGGAAGGGCTATCGCCCTAGCCTTACCCAAGCTCATAGTCCATTGGTCAGTTCCTTTTTGTATTTTAAAACCGCACTCTTTGATTAAGCTTGCTTCGGGTTTGCTAACAATATCCTCCATCTTTTGAAAGATTTGTTTTGATTGCCTAAAGCTACCTGCAATAACACCTATATTTGAATTAGGATTAAGCAGACACTCTAGTAATACATAAATAGCTGTAGAGAATGTCTTCGACATACCCCGCGAAAATACGAACATAGAGTAGTCAGAAACCATCATTCCTTTGATAGCCATCGCTTGAAAGGGAAATAATTTAACACCTAAAAATAACTCAGAAGTAAATGCTATATTGTTGCGTAAGAACTTATACAGCAAATACTTTGCTTCTTCTTCTTTGATACCACCCTCTAATTCTAAAAGCTCTTTATTGAGCTTCATTGAAGAATGTTCAAGCCGATATCCTTGTTTTCCCTTTGTCCAAGACATTTACTCGTTCATCTATAAAATATTGTAAGTCTGTATTCCACAATCCGTCTCCATAGTGCAGAATTAGTGGAATGATTTTTTTAGCTCCTGCTCTATTGTGTGCAAAAATGATTTGTAGGTTTTTCGGGTAATCTATAAGCAGATTGCGAACATTGTGCCACAGATACCCTAAGTTAGATTTGAATTTAGATTTTTTATTGTGTTCTTCTAGTTTGCTAATAGTTGTCTCTGCTACTACAAACATATATGAATTAAACTGAACACACCTATCCATCTCTCTCCTAAATCTCTTTATATCTTTGCCGAAGGTTTGCCTAAAGTCATCCTGAGCTTTCCTATCTACAAATGTAGATGTATAATAATTACCTCTAGCTGTATAATCCCCGAAATCTAATTTGTTAATTATAGAGTCTTTAAATTTTAACGGAGCTTTTTCTCTTGTATCTGTAAATAATGGAATACCACTTCTATCAACCTTCCAGAAATCTCTAGGCAGTCCCCCACAAAAATGATTCTCTAGTCCTAGCTCATCCAAGAAACTTTTATAAGACCCCCATAGTTTTTTATAATAATAAATACCAGCCATTTCTGACAAATCATAAAAAAGGTTAGGTGGAGAACTTTTTATGTCTTTTAATTCAAATTTTTGCTTCGCCTTTCCCTTGAGGTAATTTTTGACCTCTTCCTCTGGAGCCGAGTCCATCCATAACTTAAAATTATCATAACTGATAAAATTATCCCTAAAGTATTGATCGTAAGACTTGAAAGGGATTTTTTCACCCGAATACAAATCTTTTCTTTCGTAATGTTTGACGTAGTAATCACCAATAGTTAGAGCATGAGCTTTAAGATGTGCGTGAAAGCTCCTCTTATTATCAAACTTTTTGTTACACTCTAGACAAGTGAATTCCATTACAATATTTCTTTTTTGGATATACCTAAAATACGAGCCTTATACTCGTCCATCGTTTCAAGTCGGTCTGCTTCTTCCTCAATCAACTTGTTTTGCATCTCTGCCATCAAAATCATACGGTCACGCTCTTCTTTCTCCTGAAAAGCCTCAACAAGCGCGGCGATACTCCCATTCTGCTCTCCTCTTGCCTTTAAACGCGCCTGACGGCTTCCATTTAGGTCTTTAGTCAAAGATTCGATTCTTTTCTCACATTGGTTTAACTCCTCGCTAGTAGCCTTTATAAGCTCAGTAAGACGCAATGTTAAATCTCGCTCATTATCAGTGTCATTGAGCATTGTATTTAATTTGTCGATTCTTTGCTGGATATGTTTCTGTCTGACATAGTTTGTGCAGACCGTAATATATAAATTTAGCTCATCATTTGTTAAGTCTGGTTTGTCCCAGACTGTTCTTACAAATTCACTCTCAAATAAGTCTCTATCTGCTATTGTTGAGTATTGATTGATAAAATGCACAAATCTTGGACTCTTCAGGTAGAAGAGTAGCTTCTCGCACATTTTCTTTTGTTTTGTTTGAATTGTTATCTCATCAAATTTCTGCCCAGCCCAATCATTTACTTTTTTAATAGATCTAGATAGTGATTTTGGTGGTGACCACTTGTCATTGGTCAACATTTCATTGTCATCTACAATTTCTGGTCTATATCGACGCAAAAACTCCATAACAGTCCTATGCTGTTGACTAAGAGGTTGTATTTCTCTATCTTTAAACGTCAATCTAGCTATCTCTAGAGCATTCATGCCTCTTTCGACATTATTGCTCATCAAAAACTGCTTTTGCTCTGAATCTAACTCTATCTCCTCTGCTCTTGGCACAAGAGTAGTGGTAAAAGTTAAATTATTATTAATTAAAAATGCTCTAACCGCCCTACCTTCTTTCGAACGACCATCTAAAGAGTCATTTCCGAAAACTGTCTGCGTAATATGCTTTAAATCAGGATTTTCAGCAAACTCCTGTTCTATTAATGTTTTTTGTTCGTCTGTTAATTCTATGTCGCTCATAAAATATCGTGGTCTTTCATAATTTTAACGGCGATAGTATAAAATTTCTTCTTTAAGTTCGCCATTTGCTTGTATCTAGGCTTTTTTCTCTTAGATGCATCTGCTTTGAAGCCAAACTTTTTAGCTACATCGTTTTCATCAATGTTTTCTATGTAAAGCATGTGATATATTTTCTTATGCTTTTCATTTAACTGCTCCATTACTAGCTGATGGAGTTTATTTGATGAAGTTTTGTAATTTACAAAATCTTTTAAAGATGACGTTCCTGTCGCCACGCCCTCTTCTAGAGCTAATGGGAGTTTTATATTAAACGCTCTTTCTTTTTTCTTTTTCCACTTATCAAAATCAGCGCAACTCTCATCTTGCTCCTTGCTCTTCGTGTATTCACAGCTTGTAGCTCCCATATTATGGGGACATCGTAGACAAGGCTTGGCAAAGCTAGAATAATTATTACGGATCAGATTTTTTATCTGATTCGATATAATCATCGAAGCCCAAGGCTTGAAAGGTCGCGTCTGATCCCAAAGGTGCCACTTTTTGTGAATATGAAAGCGTATTATTTGACAGACATCATCATAATCCATCCAAGCTAATGCGCTTAATTGCCACTTCGGTCGATATTTCTTTAAAAGTTCTTCTAGATCTGCGCTTTGACTATCGAAATCATGACTCATCTATGTCTCTCATTCGCGAAGAAGCGCAATCCCTTTGAATTTTATCTAAAAGCTCTTGACCATCGGGTTCAGAGGACGCAGGACGAGAAAAATCTCCCCCAAGACCACCTGCCTGAGCTTCAGACTGACTTACAGAACCCCAAAGGTCTTGGAGAGTATTCCCTTGGGTGTTCCCTTCTACTTTTATATCTCTTTTTAATTTATCTATATCAACTTCTAGCTGTCCAGTTTCCTCTTCAACTTCTTCTCTTTTTGAAGATGTAGAAACAGATCCAATAGGTTCTCCACAACTAGAACAAAATTTTGGCTTTGTAATTTCATACAAAATCTTCGATCCACACGATACACAGAAAACTTTATTCATGGCTAATTTTATTTATTTAAATCACTTTTTTCAATTTTATCTACTAAATAGCTGATAATCTTGTCTCTCATAACGTCATCTTTAGTAAAATGTAAGTGATGGATGCCATACTCCTTACTCTCATCATCATCAAAGACCTTGCAGAACTTTTCGAAGCCTGTCGCATTAATATCGCTCTGCATAGTGTCTCCACATATATATAATGTAGAATTGGCGCTAATTCTGGTAATGACAGTTGTAAGTTCTTTTATTGTCATGTTCTGCGCTTCATCTACGATCACAACTTTGTTTCTCCATGTAGCTCCACGGATAAAGTTAATCGGGGCCGCATCTATCGCATCCCGCTGTTGTAATTGGTGTTTTTCATGTGCATTTAAAAGTTCATCCAGTTTATCTTCTAGGGGTCCAATATAAGGATTAAATTTATCATCCATACTACCTTTCAGAAAACCCATCCCCTTATCCGCACTCTCTGCCAAACTCCTTAAATATAGGATTTTAAGCAGATTGTCCTTATTGTGTTTATATAGTGCTGAATAAACAGACAAAAATGTCTTTGCCGTCCCTGCTGGCCCACTAATAAATACTACCCGCGTTTCGGGGTTTCTCATGATCTTGTGGAATATGCTTTGTTTTTCTGTAAGTTCTATATGACCCAACAATAATGAGTTTTTATACTTATATGACATCTATGTTCTTTTTTACACGAATTACTGAATTGAAGGCTTGATGTTTATAGAATTCACCCCCCCCCCGCGCTGCGGCTGTCAAGTAAAAAGTCAAGAATTCTGAAAAAACCCTCCCCTAGCCGCCCGTCAAAAAAAAGTGATAAAAAAACAAAATAAAGCTTGCTTTTTCTGTGAAAGTGTGGTATACTTACCACATGATAAAAGACACATATACAGTTTACCACAACTACTCTCTCGATGCCGAGTTTTCTGGCACACGCGAAGAGTGCGAGGAGTGGATCGCAAAGGTTGACCGCAAAGGTCTAGGTTGGTTCTTCATCGAGAAGGACAGCCAATAAAAAAACAAAATAAAAACACTTTTCCCCTTGACTTTTTCCTCAATCTGTGGTATACTTACCGAGTAATAAATAAATAAACAATAAATAAAAAATCTATGTTAGCAAATCTTATATCCGATGCCGTCCGTCTCGCTCCTCGCTTCGCCAATGAAGATGGCGAGCTTTTGTTCGATCACCTTACAACTAAGTTTCCTGATGCCGCAACTGATGCGGTGGACTTGGTTGTCCGTCGTGTATGCGCCAACGCTACAGCGGGATTCTCTCGCGACTGTTGGGCATCGCTTGCCACTTCACTGCTTAACGAGATCGAAGACTGGGGCGATCTGTCCAAGCCTTCGCCCTTCGGCATCGACTTCGGTGTCGATGCACTCGACAAGCTCACGATAATGAAGTGAGAAAAAAAACGAAAATAAAACTTGCAATCATCTCAATCTGTGGTATAGTTACATCATGAAAACGAAAGAAACCAAAAAGTCCGACTTCGACAAGTTCACCACCGAGCGCAGTGCCGCGCAGGTAATGCGGGATGATCTTTGCTTCCTTGTTGGTTGGATCAAGTCCGACTGTCCACAAGGCGCATCTGCCATTGAGCGCATCTTGAAAGCGCACGAACAAAACAGAGAGCAAGACTGGCTCTAAAATAAATCAAAATAATCCTTGCGTTTAACTCAATAACTGGTATACTACTGACATGACAAAACAATTCAAAAACAAATCTGGCGAGATCGTTGACTGCGTGGAGATCGGAACCTGTTACCCTACAGACTCAGCTTGGGAGGCTAACAGAAAGCAACGCCAAGCACACGCAGACAAAAACAACAATGGCGAGCTTGGGCAAGCTGGCAGATTCTACGCTGACAGGAGAGGCATTGAATGCTGGGTAGACACCGAGGCAAGAGTCTGGTGGACTGAGGACTGCCGATAATAATCTAACAAAACAAAAAAAAATAAACTACTATAATCCAATGAAACAAATCTTCATCAATCACTTCATCACTGTCGTTGTCATTACAACTCTCGCAATCCTTGGGATCTTCGGCTTAATGGCTTACTTCGTAGGCGTTGAGCTAGCACTTGATAACATGGGCGGCTACTATGTCACCAACCCTGACGGGGAGGTCTGGTATCACGCTTATAACTTCCTGCACTTTGCCGCTGTGACTTTCCTTCCTGCTATGTTCTTCGCTCCTTTGCTCACGTTCGTTGACTGGCTCAACGCACCAAAGAAGCGCAAGCGCAAGCCTAACACTATCACAGGCAAAGAACTCGCACACATCAAACTCTAACACACCAACAAAAAAATCATGGACAAGAGAGCCGCCGCCAAACACCGCAAGCAACTGAAGCGCAACCGCAAAAATAAAATCATTCGGATGCAGAAGGTTGCCGAGAAGCGCAGAAAAAAACTGCAAGAAAATTCTTGACAAGTCAGTCAGTCAAGTGCCAGTAAAAAGCCTCGTAACTCCTTGATACTCAGGGAGTTGCGACGGCGCGGCGGGGCATCCGTTGCAACTCGTTGATAATCAGTCACTTACAACGCATGGCAAATAAAACCGTGTCAAGCGAAAAGTTGAGAAAAAAAAGTGAAAAAAAAGCAAAATAAAACTTGCGTTTCTCTCAGGGTGTGGTATACTACCAGTATGAAAGATAAGCAAACACCCTTCTTCGTTCTCTTCGGTAAAAAGCAAACTCACAGGGGCATCTCTGAAGAGGTGTGCTTCGGTGGTAACTGGAGGCGCGAAAAGTGCGAGCGTCTCATCCGTAACCCCTTCGCTAAAATCGCGGAGGGAACTGGTCGCATTGTCGAGTTCCCTAGCCGTGAGGCGGCATGGAAGGCGCACGGCGAACAGCTTGACATCGCACACGGTCGCGTGAGCTTCGGCATAGGGCGATAAAAAACTGAAAAAAAATCATCTTTTCACTTGCACTAATTCAAATCATAGAGTATAGTTACACCATGACAGACCAAGAAAAACAAATCGAACATCTCAAAGATCAAATCTTCAAGCTCCGCATCACGATACAGGGCATCTCTGGCACTGCGGCGGCAAATGCTGAATGGGCAAAGGACAGCTTCGAAAGAGCAGGGTTTAAGAAGATCGAGGAGAAGCTCGATCAGGCAGTGGAAGAAATCAAGATGCGCCCATAATGAGTAATCTACTTCCCGCAACAATCGGCTTCATAATCTACATACTAACACAAATCCAAAACTACCTTTAATCATGACCGTCAAAAAACCAGCATTCATCTACTCCGTAATCGTTGAAACCCTCAAGGCTTGCCGCACCAAAGAAAGGGGAACGGGATGCTCTCTTGAGGGCAAGGTTGACACCTACACCGCCGCCGTCATCATCACCATGTGCAAGGAGGCAGTTGAGGAGAGGCGCGATATCCGCGAGTTCCGCAAGGTGTGCGAGGAGATACTCGCCGCCGTCTTGCGCTTGCGTAGGGACACCCGCCCAGACATCCACCCACTCTGTCGTGCCAATCTCATGAAAGAGGACTTGATGGTCGGGAGCGATGACCTGACCGTGGCGTAAAAAAAAGAAAAAAAAACGCTTGACAGCGTAACTCCTTGATACTCAAGGAGTTGCGACGAGCGCCCCGCCGCGCCGTTGCAAGTCGTTGATACTTAGTGAGTTACAACACTTAACACGCAGAAAAAAAATGCAATAAAAACAAAAAAAGAACTTGACTTTTGTTTTAGGCTATGGTATAGTTACCACATGAAATTCGCTATATCTACTCTCACTGACCTGTTCCACAAGTTCCCATCTGCCGAGGCTTTCCGCACGGACAAGTTTCGCGAGGCTCTCAACGATAAAGTCGTTGACTACTGTGCCGCCGATTCACGCGATGGCAAGGATGTCATTCGCAAGTTCATCGTCCATGATGTTGAGTCCTCATGGATTGCCGAGTCTAACGGCAACGCCGTCATCTCTGCCGATGTCGTCGAGGTGGAGGGTGGCGAAAATCGCCAAATCACCATGACTGTCGGCAGGATCGAAAAGATCAACGGGGAGGATGTCCCCGAAGTCGTCAAGTGGGTCGGCTAAAAAAAGTGAAAATAATTCTTGCGTTTAACCCAGAATCGACTATACTACTCCTATGACTGACAAAGAAGCCTACAATCACGGATACTACGGAACCCTTAGCATGGAGGAGTTGCTGGAGGCGTTGCCTCCCGCTCGCGCCTGTCACGACTACGACGAGCCTACGCAGGTGGGCGCGTGGCGGTCGGGCGGTCAGGATCGCCGTGCGGATGACGCTGACGACCTGAGTGACGCGATCAACGAGGACGCTGTGCGAGCGTTCTTCATGGAGGATGTCGAGTTCGCGTAACAAGCGACACAACTCGTTGATACTCAGGCAGTTGCAACGAGCGCCCCGCCGATTCGTTGCAACTCGTTGACGCTCAATGAGTTACAAAGGATATCCGAGAACCACAACCATAGGGTGTCAAGCCATATAATTGAATATTTGGTATTTGTCTATTTAACCTATGACCTACAACCTGAATAAAAAAGAATAAAAAGTGCTTGCAAGTTTCTAAATCTGTGGTATACTACCCTTATGATAAATCGAAAAGACCAAATCCACGCCACCCTTTACAATGCCGCGATTGACGGTGCTTTCTCTCTCTCTGTCGAAGATGGAGAGATTGTTGCTACTGATCTCTTGTGGGCTAACGCCGCCGACAAACCACCTAAGTTTGTTATCCGCTTTGTAGGTAGTGACATCTCTGATGTAGA